GGCAGCACCTTCGACAGAGCAAAGTCTCCAAGTTCAGCGATTTTAGAAAGTAACCAGTTCATAATTGCACACTCCTTTTGTAATAATTACAGTTTTATTATACTATTATTTTCTCTTTAATGAAAGAATTTTTTCGTTTTTATCCTTTTCCGAGGAAATGTTACTTTAAAACACATCAATTAGAATGTCCGCCAGCAAAGATTGCGCATAAACTCTGTGATTTCGCCGCAATCCCGGTCTTCGTAATAAGCAACCAGCAGACGCTTAAATTCTGGGACATGTTCTTGAGGAATCACCAGTAAGCCCTGTCCCCGAGCAATCATATAATGATTGGCAAAAATCACAGCAGCACGCTTATTGCCATCATTGAAGATCTGAGTTTTCATGCAATATAGACACAGCTTGATAGCGGTGTCCACCGCGTCAGTGTTATTCTGGATAATGGCTTCAATGTTTTCTTTGACGATACTCTCGATGGGTAGAGGCGGGATATAACTCGTGCCTCCAATGGTAACCGGCACACCACGGATGCGGCCGCCGTCAGAGTAAAAGCCTTCGTTGACCAGTTTGGCAATATGGCAAAGGATGTGGTAGTCCGTGCCGTAGCTCAGAACATCCTTGTCCAGGATGAATTCCCAGGCGTGCTTCAGGTTCAAAATCTTCTGTACATCTGTGGGCTTCATTCCGGACACAATGCCGTTCTCGATAATATCCTCGGTTTGGGGGAACGTAGTAGCAACACCCTCCAAAACTGCCTGGTCATAAATGTTAGCCTTCATATTGGCCCGGGCAAAGTCCAGATTCAGCATTACACGAGGAGAGAGTTCTGTTTCCTCGTAGCCCAACGCAGCCAATTCCCGCTCCACCTTGCGGATCTGCTTGCGGAGCTCCCGTGCCTCCCGGGAATTGCGGAGCAGCAGCTGGTACAGTTCTTCGGTATAGGAGTCCACATAGGTCGAGGTCACCCGACTTCCCACACGTTTGCGCATATAGAGATACTTCTGCCCATCTCGATCTTTGATTTCAGGCGTTCCCTCATATGGGATCAAATTTAACCGAGCCTGATAATCTGCTTTTTGGTGCAGTAATTCTTGAATTTTTGAGTAGGTGTTTTCCATAGCAAAACCTCCTTGGGGAACTTTCTTTTATATACTATAACAAAATGTTCCCCAATATGCAAGTGGTTTATGCTTATTGGGGAAGCTAAATTGAAAACACCCACCATTTCATAATGAAACAGCGGGTGTTTTCAAAAGTACAATTCAGTTGCAATATTTCCATAGACGTAGTAGCAAACGGCTTTCCGAACAAATTCTTCTGTAACTCCCAATCGTTCTGCCAGTTCCCAAATCTCCGTGCATCCGTCCGCCACAGCATTGTCCAATGCCTCTGCAGTTATCAGCTTGCGGACCGCCCATTTGTCTGCCCTGTTTTCGTGCCGCTGCCGACTATCCACTGCAGTATGGAGGCTGTAGAAACTACCGGTAGCACAATGTCCCAGCTCATGGGCAAGGTGAACTTTCTCCACCGCATCGCCATCCAGGACAGCTACATCCATTCCAATGAAGCATGTGCCGCTTTCGTCCATGACAGACATAGAGCCGCAGTACGGCAAGGAATACTCCAGGATCTCTATTTGGTTTTTCTCGGCATACCGGTATAGGTCCCTGGTTTCCATACTTGACTCCTTACTTCTTTCCCGGCCCTCTCTGTTTGACAAATTCGGCGAAGCGTTTTACTTCCTCATACATTTCATCTGTAATTTCACCGCAGCCCCCAAAGAGAGCAAATTTAATCTCCTCATCACTAATAGGGTACTTGCTATTGTGAGCAGGTGCCTTAATGTTTCCAAGCAGATAATCAGTGGAAACATTAAAATATTCTGCAATTTTCGACAGTGTCGCACTTCTCGGGAGAGCGCCTTGTTTCCATGCAGTAACACTGCCGGAGGATGCTCCAATCTCCTTAGCTAGGAAATTAGGACTGACGCCCTTTTCTTTACACAATGCAACAAGCTGATCAAAAAAAGCATGCTCCATTCCCTTTACCCCTTTTTGTCTATTTTAGAACAATCCAACAGTATGACTTTTTGCATTCTGCACAATTCTCATGAAAATGAGAAAAATATCTTTACATCTTCATTTTAATGAGATATAATGCAGACACCGCAGAAAATCGCGGAAGGTTTTCTCATGATTATGAGATCTATTGATGCTATTATATACATATGCATCGGGTTTGTCAATGAGAAAAGCTATGTTTTTAGAACGGAGGTGCATTGCTTTCTTTGCTTTCAAGGGCAGTGTAACGCGAAGTGAGAATAATGAAGCAGAATAATGATTGAGAGGTGTATTTGAATGAATTGGAAGCAAGAAGCAATTGAAAAACTGGAGCAGTATGATGCAAAAAAGCAATCACTGCGCAGCATTCCCGCGGAGATCGATCGTTTAGAATCTCTTGCGCGGCAAATCGGAGGATCCCGAACGGACAAAATCACCGTAAAAGGCAGCAGTGATGGACGGGAGGACATGCTATTAAACAACATAATCCAGAGAGAGGAACTGAGCTGGTCCCTGGATCAGGCAGAAAAATGGGTTGGGCTGGTGGAATCTGGTCTGAGTGTACTGAATGACGAGGACCGGCTGATCCTTGACCGGTTCTATATCCGCGGCGAAAAAGGCGCGGCCGACCGCCTTGCCGGTGATCTGTGTATAGATGTCAAAACCGTTTATCGGCGCAAAGATGCTGCACTGCGTCGGTTTACCATCGCCCTGTGGGGCTGTGTAGAAAGTTGAGAAAAAATTGGGTTGAAAATCCCATGAGATCTGATATGATGGGTACAGTCAAACCGGCAAGAGAGAGGCTTGGGAGCAATCCTGAGCCTCTTTTGCGTGCGGCGAGATCAAAACAGCTGTTCACAGGGGGCAGCTGTTTTTCTATCCCCTTTTGTCCCGGCCGGGCAATGGAAAGGAGTGCGATACCCCAGTACTTGAATGATAGGAGGCAGAACAATGACCGATCTTGAAAAGATCAAAAACTGGCTGCTGACCTGCCCTGAAATGGAGCGCCTGCAAAGCTTTCGTGTGGATTATCTTACCCGGGATCCGGAGAGCGGCAGCATCCGCCCGTCAGGACTTATGGAGCTTTCCCGGACAGAAGATCTGCTTGGGAATGTAACAGCAGCAAACCAGCTTAACTTTGGACTTTACTATGTGCTGAGCAAACCTACTGACGACGGAGTCGTCACACAGGACAATGCGCAGTGGGTCCTGAGCTTACAGCAATGGGTACAGCAGCAGAGCATTCAGCATCTGGCGCCTACCTTTGGTGACACCCCCTTAAAAGAGCGCATGACTGCGCACAGCGGCGCACTTTACGCCGAAAACGAAGATGGTACAGCCACCTACTTGGTGCAGCTGACCGCAAACTTTACAAAAATTTATGAGGTGATTTAATTATGGAAAAAATCGAAAGAAAGTATTTGGCACATTTTATCAACGCAGCTGCTTCCGGCGAGGAAGCAGTGTATGTTCGTCTGGGCAAGGACCTGGAGGAGTTTGCTCCCGAGATGGCCGCCGAGGTGGAGACCAAGAAGAACATTCTGGGCGAAACCAATGTTCTGATCTCCGGCTATCAGAAGACCGCATCCGTGGAGCCTTTCTATGCCGAAAAGGATTCCAAGCTGTTCGATCGGCTTCAGGCAATCATTGACGGCAATCTGGTTCAGGATGCTCTGCGGACCGACGTGATTGAGGTCAAGCTGTGGAAGGAAGCTTCCGATGGCGCATATGAAGCCTACAAGGAAGAGGCTTACATCGAGGTCACCAGCTACGGCGGTGATACCACCGGCTACCAGATCCCCTTCACCCTGCACTATACCGGTGTGAAGACCAAGGGTACCTTCAAGCCCGGCGACAACACCTTTACTGAAGACGCAGCGGTCTAACAACATATGACCCGCCCGGAATAGGGCGGGTCACACATTAAGGAGGATTACAGAATGGAAAAATTGGTTTTTGACAGTGGCATTAAAGAGTATAAGCTGGGCAGTGGCGGTGTGCTGCGGTTTAACCCCAGTGACCCCAATGTGTACGCACGGTTCATGGATGCCATGGACAAGATCCGGGCAGTGGAAACTGACCTGGTGGAAAAGGCAAAGGGGCTGGAGCAGGTTGAGCAGCAGGAGGAAAGCGGCGCCGCGGTACTGCGGATCATGCGCGATGCTGACCGGGATACAAAGAAGATCCTTTCCGAGGTTTTCGGTGCAGACAATGACTTTGAAAAAATCCTGGGCGGCGTGAATGTATTGGCAGTCGCCGGCAACGGAGAACGCGTTATTACCAATCTGCTGGCCGCTCTGCAGCCCATCATGGTACAGGGTGCGGAGGCTTGCGCAAAGCAGCGCAGTGACGCGGCTGTCGCACAGGCGAAGCAGAACCGCGCCCAGCGCAGGGCAGCCAAATGAGCCAGTGGCGTTTACCGGAAACCGCCCAGATCGGCGGTGTGATATATCCCATCCATGCCGATTTTCGGGACATTCTGGAAATCTTCCGCTATTTGGACGATCCTGACCAGCCGGAGTACATTCGGTGGCGTATCGCTCTGGCACTGTTTTATGAGGGCGAGATTCCCGAGAAAGACCGGCAGGAGGCCATGGAGTATCTGGTGCGGTTTATCTCCTGCGGCGAGCAGGATGGCAAGCCTGCTCCCAAGCTGTTGGATTGGGAGCAGGATGCTCAGATCATCGTGGCAGATGTAAATAAAGTGGCGGCGACGGAGATCCGGACGCTGCCCTTCCTCCACTGGTGGACATTTATGGCCTATTTCAATGCCATTGGAGAGGGTCAGCTCAGTACCATGGTCTCCCTGCGGGACAAGCTCCGCCGGGGCAAGAAGCTGGAAAAATGGGAACGGGAGTATTACCAGAAGAATAAATCCCGGGTGGATCTGAAAAAGCGGTATTCCGCAGAGGAACTGGCAGAGCAGGAGCGGCTGAAAAAACTGCTGGGAGAATAACCCTTGCTTTTTGTATCTGCGGTGCTTATAATGAGGGCAAAGGAGTGTGAGTTCTATGTTTTGTCCGAATTGTGGCAACGACTGTGCAACTATGAAATTTTGCCCCATGTGTGGTACAAAATTGCCTCAAAAAAGTGAGGAAGTCCAGGCGGCGGAGCGGAGGGTTTGGGAAATTCCTGCCGGTGTATACAAAACATTTGGCGGGTATATAGCCCTTGGGCCTACATGGATGGAAATTCACAAGAAAAAGAGTCTTAACTCCAAGGATCATACCATTAAATTTCCTTATACCCAGTTGACAGGGGTATCATATGGTAGGAATCATGGCCTAGATGGCGGGTTTGCCGCGGTCCGCTGGGAAGGAAATCGCGATCTTCCCATGCCGAAGAACTTCGGTGAAGCATTATGGGATGCTACATCTATTCAGACAGACTCGCTCAATGATCTCCTTTTTTATCACATATGCTGCTTTCTTTATACCTTTGTGAATCCCTCTTCCGGCGATGCACCGGTGTATGCACTGGAATGTTACGACGATTTACCATCAACGGGACAGGATTTGTCTTCCTACTACGAAAACTACAATCCATACCGTGATAAAGCAATAGCAGCCCTGCGAGAAAACACATATATGACCCGCAAGGAAGCAACGCGACTAATTGACGCGTACTTTGATAAAAAGCAGAAAGCAGAATATGCAGAAGATGCTACCGCAGCCCTACGGGATCTCAATATAATACTGGGGAAGCCTGACAAAGAAAGACGGGAGCAGCTAGAATCAGCAAATTTGGTTTATTGCCCTAAGTGTTTCTCCGGTTCTGTATTTTGTGAGAAAAAAGGATTTGATTTTGCCACCGCATGGCTGGCAGAGAGGATCTTGCCAGGCCGTGGATTCCTGCTGGGGGGATTTGGTGCTAATAAGCTGCAATGCAAGTGTCTAAACTGCGGACATACTTGGGAACCATAAATAACATTGATGACCACTCCTGTTATGGCAGGAGTGGTCTTTTTTGGAGGTGAAAAAATGAAAACCATAAATGTGCAGCATAATGTACAAAGCGTGAGTGATGAAGTTGCGGACGTTTCGATATCTTTTGAAGACTTAGATGGCATACTAACTGAGCTGGGGCACTCTGTTTCAAAAGCATTTTCGCCAATCATAGATAGTCTGCACAACATGGAGACAGGCATCTTTGCCGTGACAGATGCGTTGTCAATAACAAACAGCACTTTGAAAGAATTTTTAACAACGATGGAAGATTCAAAAGTGCAAACTTCATGGTATGAAGGTATATACAAAATAACTGTTGACTTTCTGCCGATGATTCTAAAAGAAAAGGATTTAAAAAAACTATTTGATTCAGTTGGTTCGTTCATCAAATCGGCTGGTCGTTGGATCGCCAATGTTTTTGCTCCGGCAATTAACGGCGCGCTATTATCTGCTGGGTCGTGGATTAGCGGAACTCTGATTCCGGCTATCACAGGAGCATTGAGCTCGTTGGCTGCAGCATTGGGAATAAGTGTGGGGGCACTGGTAGGAATCATTGCGGCAGTTGTTTTGGCCATAGCAGCGCTAGTTGCAGTAATTGTCATCTACTGGGATGAGATTGTCTTTTTCTTTTCGGATACATTGCCACAGCTTTGGGAGAAGTTTGTTGCATGGATCAGCGGTGTTGCAGAAACTATTGGAGAGTTTTTTGCAGACTGTTGGAATGGAATTGTCTATCTGTGGAATGGGTTTGCACAATGGGTGCAGGATAATATTATTCAACCGGTTGCAGATCTCATTAGTGGAATTGTTGCATGGTTCAGGACATTGTTCTCTAGTATTTGGCAGACAATCACAGATGTTTTCTATAATATTGGTGTAATTATTAAAGGAATCTGGATGATTATTGAAGCAGTATGGAATGTGGTGGCAATATGGTTTGAACAGAATGTTATTCAACCCCTTGCCCAATTCTTTGAGGGCTTGTGGACAAGAATCAGTTCCTTAGCAGCAGAAGCATGGGCAACAATTCAAAATGTTTTTCTAACTGTCGCAGTTTGGTTTAATGAGAACGTAATCCAGCCTGTGGCAAATTTCTTTGCAGGCCTATGGGAAGGAATTGTTGGGGCTGCTTCTACGGTATGGGAAGCAATCAAAGGCGTATTCTCTACCGTTGCAAACTTCTTTAAGGACATCTTCAGCAAGGCATGGAATGGCGTTGTTAAGGTGTTTAGCGCAGCGGGAGAGATTTTTACAAATATTAAGAACGCCGTATTGGATGTTTTCAAGAAAATTGTAAATGGCCTGATTGACGGCATCAACACAGTTGTGGCGATCCCGTTCAATGGAATTAACGGGGCATTGAAACTGGTGAAGGACATTGAAATTCTAGGAATTACGCCTTTTGAAGATCTTAGGATGATCAATGTTCCACAAATACCGCACTTGGCCCAGGGTGCTGTTCTCCCTGCAAACAAGCCGTTCCTGGCGATGGTGGGCGATCAGCGGCATGGCACCAATGTGGAAGCGCCCCTTGCGACCATTCAGGAGGCGGTGGCCCAGGTGATGGAAAATCAATTCAGCGGCATGATGGCCGGTTTCGAAGCTTCCGTCGCCGTGCAAAAGCAAATCCTGCAGGCGGTGCTTGGCATTGAGGTCGGCGACACCGTCATCGGTCAGGCTGCGAACCGCTATAACCGAAGAATGGCCATCATCAAAGGAGGAATGTAAATGCGAAAATTTGATTTTGATTTCCTCATTGATTCTCAGCCGGTATTGATGCCGGATGCCGATGTGGAGATCAGCATGGAGGACATGGAATCCGACGAATCCGGCAGAGATGAGTGCGGAATCCTGCACCGCATCCTGCTAAGGGAAAAGGTGCAGTCCTGGGCGTTGAGTTACGACACGTTGACGGAACAGGAATACCTGTACATGATGTCCCTCATCAACGGCAAGGCGAGCTTCACGGTTGAAGTGCGCTCCCCCGATGGGCAGGCGCAGCGGCACACTGCCTACTGCGCCAATGTGGGCATTACCGTACACAACAGGCGGATGGGAATCTATAAGAACTTGAAGCTTAATATCATGGAGTGTTAGGAGGATATATGTTAAAGACAATTTTTGAAATCCAAACTTCAACACATACAATCAAAATTCCCGCTGACGACGGAAAGGGTGCAGCTATCCAAAGCTGCACCTTAACAGAGTGCGTCAACAGCGGCGAGGATCTGACCCTAGGCTCCACCTGTGCGAATTCTCTGGAAGCAACACTGATGCTGGTGGATGGAGACCTGAATATCCAAGCAGGTGATACCGTAACGGTAAGCAAACAATTGGACAACAACACGCCTATCCAAGTAGGCGTGTTTGTTTTGGAAAAGCCTACGCGTGCCACCGCAAATACAATGAAGATCACCGGGTATGATAATGTGTCCAAACTGGACAAAGACCTGACCCTGTGGCTCTCCGGGCTTGAGGGATGGCCATATGCGCTGAATGAATTTGCCTGGATGGTATGCGATGCCTGCGGCTTGACCTTTCAGACATCCAATGTGCCGAATGGAAATTTTGAGATCTGCCAGTTCAGCCGCAGCTCTGTCACCGGCCGGCAGATCATGCAGTGGCTCGGAGAAATCTGCTGCCGATTCTGCCACGCAGATGCTCAAGGCAATATCGAATTTGCGTGGTATACCGATTCCGGGAAGACCTTCTCTTCTAGCGGGGAGCAGTACTATTTCCAGAATAGCCTAACCTATGAGAATTTCTGCACGGAATGCATTGATGCGGTGCAGATTCGCTTGGCCAGTGGCGAAAACGGAACTTTGCATCCCAATGCAGCGGATGGGGCTAACAGCTATATTATGGCAATCCAATGGACGAGGTCGAAATTATGCACGTGCACGCTGCGCGCTTAGTTGCTGAAAGTATGGAAATTGATAATTTTATAGAAAAAAATAAAAAATACTGAGAACTATGCAAGAACGGTTTTTTTAAAAGGCATAATATAGATGAAGAGATTTTGAACAGTTATTAACTGTAGATTAGAAAGATTCAAATAAGGAGGTGAGCAATGTGGCTGGAGAGAAAGTTCCTACAACAGAACAGCATAGAGCGGCCCTGGCGGAAAAGTTATGGCTGGCTTACTTTAATCAGTATCTATACGAGCAGAGTCTCATTACCGAAGCACAACGCAATCGCCTGGCACTAAAAATCGAATGCCGCAAAGCTCCCACCTTTAGGTCTAAGGAAAAGGAGGATTATGCGTGATAACAAAAAATCCGGCACACACTTGAATTTTTCGCCATTATGTGATATTCTGTTTTTGATAATGATAAAACGAACTTTTAGGAGGCAGATATGGATATACATAATGTGCGGCGGATGCTGAAAACCAAATCAATTTATGATATTCCCCTACGTGTCACCTACTATGCCCGCGTGTCCTCGGAGAGTGACGAACAGCTGAACTCTCTGGGCAATCAGATTTCCTATTACGAGGATCTGATCAAGCGCAATTCCAACTGGACCTTCGTTCCCGGCTATATTGACGAAGGTCTTTCCGGCATCTCCACCAAGAAAAGGGAAAACTTCAATCGCATGGTTGAAGATGCTGCAGAAGACAAATTTGACCTTGTAATTACCAAGGAAATCTCCCGTTTTGCAAGAAACACACTGGACTCTATCCAGTTTACCCGTCAACTGCTGAATAATGGTGTGGGTGTGTTTTTCCAGAATGATAATATCAACACCTTGGACGAGGATTCGGAGCTTAGACTGTCCATCATGTCCTCCATCGCCCAGGACGAACTGCGTAAGCTGAGTAGCCGTGTAAAGTTTGGCCATCAGCAGGCCATCAAGGACAAGGTGGTTTTGGGCAACAGCCGTATCTTCGGCTATGTAAAAGATGGCGGACGGCTGGTGGTCGACGAAGAGCAGGCAGAAATGGTTCGGGAGCTGTTTGAGCTGTATGCTACTGGGCAGTACAGCATGAAGCAGATCGAAACCATCTTCTGGGAGAAGGGCTAGCATAACCATCATTCGAAGACGAAACAGAAATCGTACCGTTTTTTACTGTTAGCAAGCTGTTCAGTTCGGTGTTAATACCATAGGTTGAGTCGTAACCGGACGTGCTTGTTGATGAATACGTCTTGCTATTCAGGTCAAGAACCATAGCCCTGCCCTCGTTCAATGTAAGAGCAGTAGCTAAAGAAGTATGGATCATAGACACATCCTTGTTCAGCTTGACGTAGGTAACGGTATTGGTGGTATCCTCGTTACCGTTGGCGGCAGTAAACGCCTCTGCCAAAGTGCCTGAATAGGTATAGGCCGAATCGTCCGGTGCGGTTTCAGCCGTACCAAACGCCCATTTGGCTTCGGGGGTCTCCACCGCAAAAATGTAGGCGGGCACCATTGCCACAACCAAAGCTGCCGCAACGCAAAGGGCCACTGCCTTCTTAGGTAGCTTTTTACAACCGATGGCGGCTGACTCTGCCAAGAGCAGCAGAGCGCCCAGCCACAATTTCAATGTTTCTTTCCAATTCTTCTTCATAACACTTACCTCTCAATCGTTTGTACTTAAGGGATACTGACAGATTCCGGTCTCGGGGAGTTTATCACTGTTAAGGTCGTACTTCGCATACTGACAGAACCAACAAATTGGTTCTATTGCCAAGATACTTCGCCGTCCTTTGAAGCAGGAACAGGTGGTATAACG